TGCGCTCCGCCAAGCCGCGGAAGCCGAAGCCGCGCAAGACCGCCAATTTGCCGAGCAGTTGTTCAACGAACGCGAGATGTACCGCAAGAAAGCGGAGGAGTTAGAGGCCAAAATCCCAGCTCAGCAGCAGCAAAAAGCGCCTGAATTGGTCGCGCCGGACGAGAAAGACCCCAAATACTTCAATGATAAGGGGGAATTCCAGTGGAAGCAGTTCTCGACCGATAACGCGGCCTATGAGGCAAAGAAAGCCATTGCCGAGTATGAAAAGACTCAGGCCGATAGCGCGCGACAGTCCCAAGAGGCGGCGGAACGCGCGCTATTCGAGAAGCGCATTGAGAAGGCTATCGAGAAGAACAAGGATTGGCGAGAGGTCGTGGGTAATTCCCCGGTTCTTTTGCAGAACGAAGCTCTTGCATATATTGCACAGAGCGACTACGGTACGGACATAGCGTATTACCTGGCGAAACACCCAGACGACGCGGCTCGAATCAAAGCGTTACACCCCATCAGGGCGATCGCGGAACTAGGGAAGATCGAGACCGGCTTCGAGAAGCCAGCGGAACCTACTTCGACGCAAGTCGCAGCAACTTCTAAAACGGTCGAACGGCCAGGGGCTCCGGCTCCGATTACCCCGATTGCTCAGAGCGGATCGACGCCCATCCCCATGGACCCGGCGAAGATGAACTTTCAGCAGTTGCGCGCTTACGAGCGCGAGCGAGCAAAATCGCGGCGGTAGAAGGGTTCGGCGCTCCTAAGGTTTAACCAACTTAGGAGTTTGAAGTGAGCAATAACCTGCTGACGATGAGCTACATCACGAATGAAGCTCTCGTTGTTCTTGAGAACGAACTTGTCATCGCCAACCGCGTCGAGCGGCAATATTCAGCCGAATTCGCCCAGACCGGCGCGAAAATAGGCAACACCTGCAACGTCCGCCGTCCGCCCCGCTACAAGGGTACCTACGGCCCCCCGCTGAACGTCGAAGATACGAACGAGACGTATATTCCCGTTCCGCTCAATTATCAGTTCCATGTCGACATTCAGTTCACGACCCAGGATCTGGCGCTCTCCATGGACATGTTCAAAAAGCGTGTCCTGAAGCCGCAGATCGCGACCGTCGCCAACCGCATCGACTCGGATACCGCGCAGTTCGCTTACCTCAATACCGCAGCCACGGTCGGCACCTTTGGCGTCAGCCCGAACAGCTTGAAGCTCTTCACCGACGCACGCGCCATTCTGGCGGCCGAGTCTTGTCCTCGCGAGGGTGAGAAAAACGCGGTGTTGGATCCCATTTCCATGTCAAGCATGGTGGCCACCGTTCAGGGTCTGTTCAACCCGCAAGCGAAGATCGGCGAGTACATCGAAGCCGGTATGATCGCGCGCGAGTTCGCGGGGCTCGACTGGTGGGAAGATCAGAATATCCCGGTATTCACCACGGGTGCGCAGGGCGGCACTCCGGTGCTCACCACACCCATCGCCGGCACGGCCTTCCTGACCTCCGGCTGGGCGCAATCCGGCACGGTCTCGACTCAAGGCTGGACCGCTTCAACCGCGGTCGTGAACGTGGGCGATATCATCCAGTTTGCCGGTGTCTATCCGGTGAACCCGCAGAACCGCCTGCAGTACGGCAAGACGCTGCGCCAGTTCGTGGTACTGCCCCCAGGTGGCTTTGCGGTCCCGCCGAACGGCGCGGCCCCTCCGGGCCTCACGTACGGCGCAGCGGCTCTGGCTGCGGGTACCTTCAACCCGGTCACCGGGCTGTATACCTCGAGCGGCACGGGCACTTTAACGCTCACCATCGGGGATTGCTGCATCTCGGGCGGCCAGTTCCAGAACGTCACCGCAGCGCCCGCCTCGGGTGCCGCGATCACGGTCAACGGCGGAACGGCCTTCGCGAACCAGGTCTCACCCCAGGGTCTCGTGTTCCACAAATATGCCTTAGCCCTCGCGTTTGCCGACTTGCCGCTGCCCCGGGGAGTGGAGTTTGCAGCCCGCGCGTATGACGATGAGGATGTGGGAATGAGCATCCGTGTTGTGTCGCAGTACACAATAAACAACGATAGTGAGCCCACGCGCGCTGACGTATTGTACGGCCCTGCTTCACTGTACCGGACCCTCGGGCTCCGGGTTGCCGGTTAATTAGGAGAAAATGACATGCCTTCAGTAAATCCAGGGCCGGCGACTACGCAAAATAGTGCATTGCTGGCAGTGATGGCCCCGCAGATTTCGGTCAATCCGAACTCCCAGGGGCAGGGAACGAACGCGCTGCGCCTGTTGGGCGTGGCCCGTGCGGTTAACGGGAGCTCGACGGGTGATGCGCAGTTGATGCAAATCATCAATTCTTCCTCTTGGCTACCGGTGAGCATGCTGGCCGCCAACGGTCAGGTGTCAGGGGTCGCGGGTTCTATCGCCACTCTGTCGGTTGGCCTGTATAGCGCAGGTGCGCAGGGCGGCACCGCCATCAAGACGGCGGCGGCCTTGAGCAGCAACTCGGCGGCAAACTCGGCCATCATCATCGCCACGACGGTTACCGCGGTAGCACAGAGCTTTCAGAGCATTTATGTGAACGTAGGTACCGCGCTGGCGAATTCGACGGTGGACCTGTTCCTCTATGGGTATGACTTGACGTAATCATCGGGGGCTTCGGCCCCCGTTTTTAGGAGAATTTCATGCCTTTAGGTCCACAAGTAGTCACTTACGGCAATGTTCAAAGCACTTTCGTCCTTACTGTCTCGCTGACTTTTGTCGCAACGGTGACTGTCGCCACAGTCGAGCAAAATTTGACCGTTACCGGCTTGCAGGTGGGCGATCAGATATCGGATCTGACCTACATCGGCGGTGTATTCCCGAATACTCTGTTGTCTATCGTCAATGCCCGCGTATCGGCCAACAACACCATGACGGTGGCGATCCAGAACGGTACGGCGGGGTCGCTGACCTACCCAGCGGGCAGTTACTACATTGAGGTGAATCGGCCCCTCTCCGGCTCGACGATGACGAGCATTCAATAAATGGCTCTTGTCCGTCAAGTTGCGATCGTCGGAGGCACGCCTGCGGCAAGCCTGATCGGTGGCGGCGTGGGCTCAATATTTTTCGGACTTGCGGCGACGAATAGCCAGGGCACTCCAGTCGCGTACTACATCAAACTCTGGTGGGAGGGCACGGGGACCGCGCCTCCGACGACCCCCTTGGGCGCGCAGCCCGCGACGGTCGCGCCCGTTCCGGGCACCACGACTCCCCAGATGACTATCGCGGTGCCGATCGGGGGGCTCTATAACCTCAGTTTCCAGCCGATCACGAATGGCGGCCGTATCTGGTATTGGGTGACGACAAATCCAGGCCCTGCGGACGCTACGGCTATTGCGCAAGCGATTGGGGACCAGATCAGTTTCATTGTCGGATAGCCAGTGGCCTCCCTCTACATCGAGGAATTTCAAGGGGTGGGACAGCCGCAGCAGCAGCGCGATTTCATCGGCGCTGCCAGGGCTACCGTGCTGCTTCCTTCGCTCTCTCAGTCGGTTATCGCGATCACTGGGAGTTCTACCCCATCGAACCCCTTCGGGCTACAGACCATCATGATCCGGGTGCATTGCGACTCGGTATGCTCGATTAAGGTGGGCGGAATCGCCCCGACAGCCACCACTACGAATATGCGCTTTGCAGCGAATCAGACCGAGTATTTCAGCGTGTATCCCGGTGAAGCGCTCGCGGTGATCGCCAATGTTTGAGGCGGTCAAAAAGCTCTTTAAAGAGGAACCCGTCGCGCCGCGGTCAGCCGTCCCGGCCAAAACGATGCCGCCGCCAACGGCCAAAAACAAAGCCTGGGTGGTACTCAAAGATGGCCGTGTCGGCTACATCGATCATTACAAGATCAACGGGCTATTCGGCGTGCGGCCGGTGGTTTTCGAGTCAGGGTTGTATTATGCGAATCCCTCAGAGCACTGGAGCGAGGATCAAAAGTTAGAAGTCCCCGAGGAGATCGCATTGTCAGTGAGCGAGATTCGGGCGGCAGAGATCCACGAAATTCCCACCATGTGGCGCAAGTAGGAAACTATGGCTAATTTAACGTTTGCTGATACGTACGCCGAATTCAACGCGCTGTTCAATGCGACCTTCGCGGGTGCGTGGAATACCATCGCTCAGAACGCTGCAAGTCCCGCGACGAATCTGTATTTCTCGCTCCATACCGCAGCACCGGGTAATGGCGGATCGCAGACCACCAGTGAAACCGCGTACAGCAATTATGTGCGCGTCGCGGTCGCGAGGACGACGGGCGGCTTTACGGTGACGCTGGGATCGGGAACCATCTTCACCAATGCCGTCAATGCGGCTGCGGTCACTTTTGCCGCCTGCGGTGCTACGGGTGCGACGCTGACTCACTGGGGACTGGGACTCTCCTCGAGCGGCGCCGGTACGCTGCTCGCCTGGGGACCGCTAGGACCCACGGCAGGTCCTGATGTGCCCTTCACCTGTACCAGTGCGGTGCCAGGTACGATCACCTGCTACGGCTATACGCCGACCGTGAACGATCAGGTCATGGTGCAGCAGGTCCAAGGATCCGAAGGCCTACCCACGGGCTTTACCGAGGGCACGATCTATTACATTGGCACGGCGTCTGGTACCACAGGAACCCTGTCGACCACCGTCTCCAACGGTGCGCCGGTCACCACAACGACCACGGGATCCGGTCTCATCACCAAATGTTCACCGCTGGTGGTGTCGAGCGGCATCACGCCTTCCTTCGCCGCGGGTGCGTTTAGCATCCAAAAGACGTAACCCCCGATGACATCCTCAGTCCGCCAGATCGTATTCCACGATCCGGGGGCACCTGGGTTCGCGGCCTACATCCAGACCTCGTTCGCCTCCGCGACGCTCGCCGGGTCGACGCTGCTCATTTTCTCGACGGTCTCGAACTTCGCGGGCACCGTCGTGCAGCTCGCCCAGAACGTGGCAGGCGGCTCTCCCGCCGCGACCGGGGATGCTACTAATGGCACCTACTCGACCGTTGAGATAGGCACCGATACCGGCAACCAAGGCTGGGGTATTTTTGCTTTTCAGAACGCAGCCGCGGTGTCGGCCGGCACAACCTTTACCGCCAATTTTTCGGCGGGTGATGACTATATTGGAATCGTGATTGTGGAGGTGACGGGGGTCGCCACCTCATCGATCATCACCTCGGTCAAGAACCTCGCGCAGGTGGTGGCGGGCGCGGGGACCGACAACATTACCTCAGGCACGGCGGTGCTCGGCAGTAGCGCGTGTATCACGATTGCCATGAGCGCGGACGGCGTGAATTCGAGCGGTCCTACGCACGGCACAGGGTTTACTGACTTGGGCTCCGGGTGGGGCTGGGGAACCGGCACCAATGACGTGCGCTTTGAGTCCCAGAACTACCCTACCGGCGGTACGAAGGCCTCGACCTTCGATGCGACGTATGCCAGTACGTTCGAAACTCTTATGGTGGCGCTGCTCGACTCCAGCGGTAGCACCACGGCGATTACCGCGGCGGCCTCGTCTGGTAGCGCGGCAACCGCAAGCCTCACCGGCAAGGGAGCGCTGGTATCAAGTGGGTCGAGCGGCAGCAGCGCGCGCGGTACCTTAGGGGGATCAGGGGCGCTCCTCGCAAGCGCATCTTCCGGCAGTCTGGCAACCGCCAGTCTCGGAATATTCACCTCAGGTGCCATCACCGCAACCGGGTCATCCGGTACTTCGGCCACAGCGCTATTGACCGGGACCGGCGCCCTGCTTGCCGCCGCTTCATCGGGTACGGCTGCGCAGGGCGTCTGGTCGGCGGGCGGCGTACTTGCGGCCGCCGCATCCTCCGGCAGTTCAGCGAACGGATTTTTGCGGGGCACCGTACCCCTGGT